GTTGTATCGGGCAGTCCATGCTTCCTGTGCATTGTCATAAGCAATGGCAGAACCCTCGTTTTTAACGGGAGCAGCAGAGAAGCCAGACAGTTTCGTTTCTTCTTCAAAAGAACGCTCAGAGGTTTCGGTTTCATAAATCTCTTTATGTTCCTCGCCATATTTTGCGTACTCCAAACCAAACAAAGCGTTCAGTCCGGGAAGAAGTTCTTTAAGTAGTTGTGCGCGTGAAATAGCCATGATCTAGCTCCTTATGCTGTTGCAGTTGCTGCGTAATACTCGTGCTGACCAAAATTCAATTTCACCAAAATTTCTGGAAACTGATTAAAGACCAACGTTGAGCTTGCAACAAAAGCAGTGATGGGGGCTTGATTCATAATCACAGTCGTCGCACCAGCCGCCGCTGCTGTATCTACAAAGGAACCTGAAGCAATGTAATTGCCGTTAGAGTCCAATGAGCCTACATCAGTACCAACAGGCAACGCAAAGGGAATTGCGCTACAAGTGATGGTGGCAGTTGAAATGCTTGTGAATGTGGCGGAACCAAGAGAAACTTCAGTGTCTGGATTCAAACCCAACACACGCAAAGGCAGAGCATCTGTCGTTGCAGGCGTATCGCTTGGAGCTAGAACCGCGTTCTTTGAATTACCAGTTGCAGTGCTACCAGTGTTGTTGATCATTGCCACGTTTTGGCCGACCATTGCACGGGCACCAGAAGCAATAACAGTAGTAGCCGAGCACACAACAGCAGAAAACACAGTGTCAGGATCGTCACAAACGATAGCCACAATGTCGCCCGCAGCAGTATTTGCTGGATAAAACTGAGAAAACGTCTTCTGTTTGGTTACTGGACTGGTAAACGAGCATCCCAGAAAGACGCCAGCCACCGTACCCAGCGTACCAGTAGTTACAGAAAGACGCTCCAAATTGCCGCGAACCAAGCCCACGAGGTCACCATAGAAGATGTTCGTAGCGTAGTTGTTGATGATTGCGTATTCACGAGTAGAACCCGCAAATACTTGCCCACCGATCAAGTTGATCGGCTTTAGCCCGTAAGGGCTTGAAACCACAGGATAAGCCATGGAAGATTCCTTTTAAAATTTAAGTACCTTTGCCAAAGCTGGACGAGGACTTACGCTCTTGGAAGAGCGGCATCCGCGCATCGCTTTGACGCATGAAACTATTGTCTACAGCATCCGCTTGAGCTTGTGTAACTTGGGCGAAATGGCTATTTCGCTGGTCTACAAACTCAGTAGGTGTCTTGCAAAGCAATAGCCCACCAACCTCAACGTTGTCTTTAAAACGACTATTGGGGTCAGCTAACAGTCTAAATTTGGGTTGTTCTTCGATTGCAACAGGCTCCCAGCCTTCTCGGAGTTTGGCCGATAAGTTACGCGGGTCAGCGTTGTTCAACGTCGAAACACGAATCCAGCGGTAGTTGTATCCGGGCTCTTTGTCGGGCTCGGGTAACAACTCAGGTTGCGCCCACTGCTTGGGACGCTCAAATTCCGCACGTGTTGCGATCTCTCTTGGGATCCGATTTTCTTTCATTTCAGCCATTACGGGCCTCCAATTCTTGTTGAGCTCTCCAGTACTGTTCCGGAGTCAGGCCAAATTTTTTGGCAAGATTGACTTGGCTTTGCTTTAGCCTGACTTTTGTGGAAGCCGTGCTACGAACTGCCGGTGCAACAACGGTACTGGATCTTGTGCGACCACTTTGTTTGTTGTCTTCTTCCTCAAATTGCTCCGGGAAGCGTTTGCGAATTGTTTTGTCCAGCTCGCTATAATATTCTTCAGAACCAACCTCGACTCCCTTGTACCTCAGGTCTTCGTGTAAACCCAAGGCAAACGCCGTCATGCTTCGGTCCCGTCCAAACCAACTGTTGCGGTTTTGCCACGCACTAGCTTTACGGTCTGGTTCCGGTACCTGTGGTTGGTACTGTTGTAAGGCGGGTTGTACATCATTTTCTTGCTCTTGTAAAGATGACAAACGAAAGTTCTGAGCCCGCATAGACTTTAAGTTGGCTTCTTGCAACGTCTGTTGCGTCTCTAGCACCCGATCAGAATCGCCAGATTCAAAAGCCTCTTTATATGCTTTCTTGGCATTTTCAAGCTCCATACCAGCGTTACTCTGAATGGTGCTGACGTATTCCTTCTCTCCAATACTCAGAATATTCTTGATTCGTTTATTCTCATCAAAAAGCTTTTGGGCAAAGGTCACCGCCTCTTGCTGCTCGCGCACGGCTGTTTCTTTTTCCCGGCGCTCATCGTGCCAGACCTTGCGCATTTGCTTGAGTTTGACTTTCACTGCATCATCGTAATGATCCAATTCGTCCCGCTCCAACTCCTCTACCAAAGTCCTGGGCAACGGCTGGCGACCTCGATCCTCCGGCGGAGCATCATCCTCAATCTCAATCTCTACTTCAGCCTGATTCTCATCTTGCTCATCAGGGAACTTGTACTCATTTTTGTCTAAAGGCATCTTGTACTCCTTATTTACGTTTAATACCACGGGGGTCACTTACCACCCCCTCAACCGAATCATCATTGATAATGCGGAATTCTCGACCATGAATAACCAAACGTGAGCCGGCGTACGGACGAACAAGGATAAAGTCGCCTTGTTTGCACCACGGGCCAGTTGGAAATTTAGTTTTGTCTTGGTAGCAGTCGGGTCCAAGCTCAACCACAAATAAGACCGTAGTCAAAGTCTCTTCATTGCGCATAGTCTCATCAGCTTTAATCAAGCCAACAGAACTTTCCTCGAATTCCTTTTCTGCCTCGGGAATGGCACAAAGTATTCGATACCCAGACGGCTTGGGAAGTAATTTGCCCTTCTCCTCTGGGGTTGCATTAAAGTTGTAAGAACCTACTACCTGCGGGTTGTTAGCGTCTGTAGCTAACAAGATAGAACTAGTCATCCGAAGTCTCCAATCGTTGTTTCAGGTCTAAGGTGTATCCCCGCATGATGAGCAGACCGCGAATCTCACCACACAGTTTCTTGTAATCCTCAAAGGACTCGGCCTTACCCTCGGCCAAGTACTCCTTGATTTGATTAATCTTCTCATCCGCTTGTTGGATGAGGACTTCAAATCCATTCATCATTCACCTTTCTTTGGTTGGCGATTCTGTTGCTGCCTTGTCTGGATACGCTCTTGCATTAGGCGCAGTTGCTCTTCATGGCTCTTGTTAGAGAGTTGCTTCAAAACGTCCACTCCCTTGTCCATCATGTGCCGTTGCTTTTCAGCGCTCATCTGCGCAGCAGTCTTCATTGCGTCCATCTTTATGCGCTTGTCATCAGTTGCGGCCTGAGCTTGAATGCGCTCACGCTCAATCTGCTGTTGCGCTGTTCTGATAGCGTTGTCGGCCTGATCTTTTGCAGCCTTACGCTGGTTCTCCTGTTCTTTAAGCTGCAACTCTTTTTGTTGCATCTGAATGATGGGATCTTGGGCTTGCTGTTGTTGCTGCTGTTGCTGTGCCTCTTGCATGTTTTGCTGAAGCAACTGTTGTGCAGCTTGCGCCAACATGGGAGACAGCCGCGCCTCCACTTCTGGAGACATCTGAACTTCTTCTCCGGACTCGTCAATCTGCGCTGGCAACTGCATCCCAAGCGTCTGCTCCATTTGCTTGCGGTACTCAAACCCTAAGTGCTCATTGATGTGAGCCATCATGACTGCCTGCATTGCAGGTGCCTGTGGGTTGTTTTGTAAAAGCGCCATAATCTTGGGATCTTGCATCGCGGCCATGTGCACAACAATATGCGCCTTATGATCCTGCGAAATAAACGCCTTAACTGGCTTACCTTTGAGCACATTCTGGTTCTCTGACACAGGGTCAGTAGGCTTTTGGTCATCATCCATCGGCACAAGTTTGTTAGCATCTTTAACCCCCAACACCTCTAGCATCTGGCGGTGTAACAGTGGTAAGTTGTATAACTGCGGCGCACCTTGGGCTAGCTGAATAACAGCTTGGTACTGCACAATCTTTTGCGCCATGGTGGACGCATTAGGATCGCTAACAGGAATGACATCAATATCATCATAGTCAGACTTCTTGGCTTTACGGCTACCTGCACTTGGCTGGTAGTCATAGTCGTCCGGTGTGTACTCGGCAATGATATTCTTCAACAGCCCCAACTCTTGCTTCATAGAGTAATGAACACGCGCCTGAATAGCTGACATGTTTTTGAGCGTTCTCTCCAAAATTGCCAAGGTAGTACCCACGGGCGCTTGCGCACTCATGTCACTCAACGTCAAGTCCGCCGTGTTGGCAAATCTGCGGCCTTCCTCAACGATCTGACCAAGCAATGTCATCAATGTTTGGCTGGGTTCTTTGTACGGCAGGGGCAGTAAATTGTCTTTCAACGTCCCGCTGGCCACATCAGCATCGCGCCATTCTCCGGGAGAAATTGGGGTGTCATCTCCCTTGACCCGCATGCCGCGAGTTTTAAATCCACCGGGCAGGTTACTTAAAGTACCAGCATCAACAAGCTGACGAATAAGAGAAGTGCCTGACTTAGCAAAAGCCCCAATAAGGTGGATGAGGCCAAAGCAGTAGAAGCCAAATCCCGGCACGTATCCATAATGGACAAAGTGCTGTCGTTTTGTAAAAGTTTTATCATCAGGCTCCCAGTTACGGCGAATGGCCAAAACATTGCTTGAACCCTTCTCAATGGTGACAACATACGGCAAAGCAATGCCGGTCATCTCACCCTTCTTGTCTTTATGCTCATAGCCCTCAAGGTCTAGGTCTACGTTCATCTCTAACAATTTAAAGCGATCATCCGACGTAGCCCTAAAGCCCATCTTCTCAGCTATCTTCTTCTCAACTTCATCAAGCACGTTGTTCGGTGTGCCAAGATCAATGTCCCGATAAAATCCGGCCACCTGTAATTTGCGCAGTTCGTTCTCGGTCTTGCGCATTACATGCGTAATCCGTGGAGAAGACTCTAAGTTACTCGCACCATAAGGCACAACAATATCTTCCGCAGGAACAAAGAACGACACCTGACGATCTATTGATGGATCAAAATACACCTTCTTGAACGCATTGCCAGATAAACCCAAGCCCCACAACATGCGCTCATGCTCTGGTCTGTATTCCTTCATCACATCCGTCAACTGGTAATTCATATCATCCGCTACCCGTTGAGCAGATTCTTTCTTGGCCGGTGTCTCTTTACCAATAATCTGGGTCTTCACAGGCCCCGCCGCTGGAAACGTGGCCATCATTGTTTCCGATTGAAACTTCACCAAAGCCTCAGACAGCATGGGATGAAAAACACCACACGCGCCTTCCCATGGTTCAGTCCGCTCTTCAATCTTCATGCCCAGAAGTTCAAGACCATCAACATAAGTCTGCATCCAGTCCTTGCGACTACCCACATCATCGTCATAGTCGCTCAACAACTCTTCGGCCAAACTCTCGAGAACACCGTCATCAATTTCTTCGGCTAAGTTAATATTGAAATCATCTTCCTCACCGGCTTCCATGTGGATACTTACGCCCCCCATGTTTATATCTACCGATTCAGGGTTTTCAATCTCAATCTCAATATCAGGCTCCATTGATTCAGAGTCCATCAAATCCTCAATACCTTGTGGTGCCGCATACAGTGACTTTTCAATAGCCATGATTCATTCCTTTTATGTCTTCACAAAGTTCATCAAACGTCAGCCCACGGTCTTTTTCCAAAAACTCAACGCTGAATAAATATCTAGGTTTCTCGGTGTTCAACACAGCATGGGGTATTTGCGTATTGAACACGTAATACGTGTCCGGCTTGTACTTCAGCTCCTGTGTCTTAAACACCACACCCGGCTCACCAGCCAGAAAAACACAACGGCTGTTACCGTCGTCTGATAACAACATGTTAAGCCCCGTCTTCCTGTCCGTGTCTGTGTGCCAGTTATAACAAGTGTTTGGCTCCATTTTTAAAACGCCAGCATGAAACGTGCGTTTCTTTGCCAAACTTACCATGAAAGAGTCTAGCCGCAATATCTCACGCGGAACTGGTACGGCCATGAAGTTATAGTACTGCTCCCAGCTATGACTGTTTGTAGCATAGGCATACAAATCTTTAGCAATTAAAGCTTTGACTGGTGCGGGCATGTATGCATTCATCAGTAGTATGGTTCTTTCCTGCGAAAAGACTTTGGCTCATCTTCCTCATCAGACGCTAACTGAATAAACCCGCCGCGCCTATAACGCAGCAAAGCTTGACTCATGGAATCCACCAAGTCATCATGCTCGCCCGAAGGAAAGCTGGCAACCTCTTCAATCAACTCTTCCGCCCAGTGCGTATTAGGCACCCACACATGGCCGGAGGCAAATAAATCAGAAACAGCGTTCAACCGCGCTATTTTGTCATTTCCTTTGGTCGGTGTAAACTCCTGAACCGGTATACCCATCGCCCGTAACTCAAATATCAACGGCGAACCCGCAGCTTTTGCCTCAACAATCAAAGAATCAACCTCCCATTCCTTGAATTCCTCAAAAGCTCTCTGCTTTAACTCGGGAAACTCCATCCGCTTTTTAAAAGCATTCAGCAAAATGATGTTTGGCCGGTTTACGCCATAGTCATCATCCCGATAAAACACGCCCCAAGTCGTACAGGCCGAATAATCCGCCCGTTCAGTCTTTAAAAACGCAGTATCCCAAGACTGAATGATAAATTCCACAGTAGGAGGCGTGTCCGACTCCCAAATCTTCCACCATTCCCGCTTAATAATCGCAGAAATGTCCGAAGTGGGAGCCTGCATGTACTGTGCTTGCCACTTACTAGACGGCAACTCAGCCCGCAAAGCCTCCAACTCCTTAATATCCCAAAATTCCGGCCACATAGCCTTGCCGGACGGCAAAATCGCAGGAAATTCAATAACCTCCCACTCCTCACCAGACCTCTGAGCCGCAGCTTTTAACACCTGACCCGTTAAATCCCGCTTAGACCATCTGGTCATCACCATCACAATAGACCCGCCAGGCTGTAAACGCTGTCTTGGACCCGACGTGTACCACTCATATACCTTATCAAAGATCGCGGGATCACTCTCAGCTAACTTAGCCTCCTGCTCCGAATGCGGGTCATCAATAATCAACAAATCCGCACCCTTACCTGTTACCGTTCCATCCACACCAATAGCAAAATACTCACCCGACGAGTTAGTAGACCACCGGCCAGCAGCCTTACTGTCGTGCCTCAAGCTAACATTGGGAAACACCTGACAGAACACATCCCCATCCACTAAGTTCCTGACCTTGCGCCCAAACCCAACAGCCAGTTCAGCCGTATTAGACGATTGAATAATCTTCTTGCCCGGATACTTACCCAAAAACCAAGCCGGCAAAAGGTAAGAAGCAAACTCCGACTTAGTATGT